ACTGTTTCACAATAGTCTTCATCTCCCCAACTACCAAATGGATAACCATCTGTAAACATGATAAACTTCTTAGGTGTTATGTTATGTTCTTTCATATACTCCCAATTAGTCATAAAGTCAGTTCCACCACCGCCTTGTATATCGTAACTAAGTAAGTCCTCACCGCCGTCTGCACTAAAGTCTTGTTCGTTATATACGGCTGTATCAAATGTCCATAACTTAATATTGTAATCTTTATATTCTTCCATAATGCCTTTAATCTCACCTAAGAAATCTTTAGCCTGATGATCACCTATTGAACCACTCATGTCAAGTCCGATAGCAATGTCAATGGTATCCATAAAGTTCATGCCTGGAAGTATTGCACCAGTATGCCAACCTTTACGTGAAGGACGACTAAATGTATAATCGTTTCTAATTGTAGATTGTATTTGCTGACGTAATAGTTCACGCCAGTTCATTTTAGGTTCTGTAAGTTCTTTAATAATACGTTGCACTTCTGCAGGAGTGTTACCAGCACCTGCGGCTTGTGCAGAACTTATCATGTTTTCTTTAATCTCGTCTCTAATTTTTTTAAGTTCTTCTTTAGAGTATGTAGGTCTTCCCTTGCCTTCTTTACCGTCTTTGCCTTTAGTGCCTTTAGATTCGCCTTCAGGTGCTTCTTCCCAATCAACATGTTCGTCTAGTAAGTCACCTAATTGCTTAAGATACTCTTGACCTTTTTCTTCTGCTTGTTTGAACAAGTCATCATATACTGCTTCACTCATCCAACCTTCATATTTGAAGTCTTGGTAACACTGAACAAGTTTAACCATCTCACCAATACGATCACGTACTAGTGTATTGTTTACGATGTAATCACAAGCGATGTTGTGTAGTATTGGAATACGATCTTCTCTACGTGTAATGTGATCAAAAACACAATGTAAAATCTCGTGTGCGATTACAAATTCTATTTCCTTATTGCTCATGGCATTAAAGAATTGTGTATTATAATATAAATGTCTGCCGTCTGTAGCGGCAGTAGGACACCAGTCATCACAGTTTTTAACAATAAGCCTAGTAGCCATATTGCCAAAGAATGGGTGTCTAAGTAGCAAACCAACACGAGCAACAATAATTCTATCAGCTACATCTATTCTCATAGCTTCTAGTTCTTCTGGTGTAATGTCTGGATTTGGTTGAAAACCTTTTGTATCTATGCCCATATTGTGTACTCCTTGTGTGCCATTTTATACTTACAGTATACAGTATTTAATGCTATTTGTCAACAGTTTTGGTAAAATATTGGGCAAGGTCTTATGCATGCCTTGCCCAATATTACCGTGCCTATTAGGCACTCTGTGCGGCTTGGATATACTTACCAAAACGCTCATGGAACTCATCAAAACACTCTACTTCATCTGGGTCGATTGGAAGTGAGTATTGTGTTAGAGCTAGTTTGATACCCATGACAACTAATTCAGTATCAAAATTATCCATTGCAAAACGTAGGAAGTTATTTACTTTAGTGTCAAACTTCTTATCGTTTTTATCGCAGGCGTCTTTAAGTTCATAGCAAAGTGAAACAGTCAAGGAATACATGGCACTGATTTCTTTAGTTTCACAATCCTTAACCTTACCTTCAAGTATGTCAGTAGGGTCAGGAAGTTTTGAAGCAACCTTACGATGCGCCATAAACTTAACGGCAAGTCCTTCGCCGACAGAACCACTTACCAAATCGGTAGTGGTGTTCTCATCATCATCGTCTTCGATAAGTTCGGAAACAAATGACCAAGAACGAGGTGTAGCAAATGAACGACTTGGGCTTTTTGGATCAAAGTCATACAAGTCCTTCTTGCTAAAAGTCAAGTAACCAACAACATCTTGGTGTATGTCGTTGTCTACTGCCCACTGGAACCAGTCATCAAAATCAACTGCTAGTTCTAAGTGAACAAATCTATTTGCCAACGGAGCAGGCATTCTATAAGTAACACCTTTGTCAGCATCTCTATTACCAGCCGCAACAATCAAAACATTGTCTGGTAATTTATATTGCCCAATACGTCTGTTAAGAATAAGTTGATAAGCCGCCGCTTGTACAGCCGGAGCCGCAGAATTCATTTCGTCTAAGAACAAAACGATATAATCAAATTGTTTAGCAAACTCTTCCGTAGGAAGTTCTTGCGGTGGTGCCCAAGCCATTACATTATCGTTTGCTGAATAGTATGGAATACCTTTAATATCTGTAGGTTCCCAAAGCGATAAACGAATGTCAATTAAGTGCGATTTTTTTAGTGATTCAGTAATTTGTCCAATAATGTCAGACTTTCCAATACCTGGAGGTCCCCACATAAAGACAGGACGTTTCTTCTTAAAGGCTCGCATAATGCTCTTTTTTGCGCCATTAGGTGAAACAGTACGTAGTGTAGTATTTTCCATATTATATTCCTCTTGTGTTGTTTTCAGTGCCATACTTTATTTCTAAGTATGTATATATAATACACTCGTTATACTCTAAAGTCAACCACTTTTGGACGTTTTTTACAAATTATTTTTTTCGTACCATTTAATAGAACCTATGCGACAGACGCCTAAAATGTACGATTTTCACGTCTAAATGGCTCTTAAACTGCGTTTAACGTTTTTCTGGGGTGTTTGTATGTATTAGACTATAAGACCGTTATAAGAGCATTTAATGACGGTTTATTCGTGCCGTTTCATAGCTTTTGTAAGTCCGTACTTACGGAGATCGCCGCTAAAAAGGTGTAATTCCATGCTCTTTTTCTCGTCTGTAACCCATATGCTATAGCTGGTTAGATAGTAAGGACATGTAATAAATTGGTCTAAAAATATGTAAGTTTGAGTTGTAAATTTAAAATCTCTAGGAAATGGTATTTCATACATTTGAATGTCTAGATTTTCCTGTAAGAAATCAAAGCCATCTTCTGTAAGTCTTAATCCACCTTCTGATTTGCCTCGTGTATTTTGCCACCAGTCAGACATGTACTGTTTAACGTTCGCATCACTTATGGCAATGTCAGATTGTTTTAAGAAAACCTTAGTGTATGTTTCTTTCCAGTTCATTCATCTGTAACCAGTTCACCTGATGTAAGTTTATACACGGCGAAGTCTTCACTTCTGAAAAGATCATTAAGTTTCTTTGCTAGATTGTGTGCATGTCCTGGATTAGAAAAAGATACCTTCTTATACTTAGGACCGGGATAATTCGTAATTGCATTTGATGTTTTTAGATTGAATGGAGCGCCTTTATAGAATACTGCCCATATGGCTTCTGCTTGCAAAACTTGCTCACACTTGTAAGATGCTTTGTCTACATTCTCTAATATAATCGTCGGTTTTGGTCTACTCATGTGCGTAATCCTTTTAATTAACTACGCATATATTTATCTTTTTTTATGAGAAAACTACTAGTATTAAACTTGTTTTGCAGTTAATGCACCAATTAACTGTTTAAGTTGACTTTCGTCTACACAAAATACACTTTGTATTTTTTTAGGATATTTGTACTCTTGTAATAATTTTTCTACTAGTATTGGGTAGTACTGAGGATCAGTAATACTTGCTTCACAATAGTCTTGTGATTCGTATGTCGGGTCTGTAAATATATAAACACTTCTATCCGCAGTAGCAGGTTCGCCCGGATCAAGCATGAATAAAACTACGATAAACCATTTCATTTCCAGTCACCACCGCCGTCCATAGTAACTGTAACTGTTTCATTGTCAGCACTAGATTTATTATCAATAATAAGTTTTTCTAGTCTGCCTTGATGATTTGCCATTACAGTTCCTAAGGCGTACACAAGAGCTTTTGCTTGTGCTAGTGGAATTCTGATTTCTTTTTGGTTAGTAGTTTCAGCAGTCTTTACAACTTGTATAAACTGTTGAATTGGTATAGTATTAATTGGCTCGTTTGTTTGCATTTGATAGTTCCTGTCTCATTGTAAATTCAGTTTTGAAAGGACCTTTGTAATCATACTTTTCAAGTGTTACAAGTTTAGGACAAAAACTTCTTACCCAACCTTTGTCAAAATGAATAATATAGTAACCTGCCGCATACAAACTCTTAGACTTTTTACTTTTAGTAAAAAGTGGTAACTTCTTTTGTACATTATACATTACATTGTAAGGTGTACTAGACGTCGAAAAACCGTGTATTTCTTTAGCAGTACTGCTACCATCTGATATAGTTGCTTTGTCGTAACTAATACCACCAATAAAACTATTAAATGATTTAATATCAGTAAAGTAATCTGTTCCTGATGAACAACTATACATGTATCTTTTGTCTTCTTGTTTCGATAGTGTACCAATACGTTCACCATCTTTTTCTACAATCCAAAATTTATTTTTTAGGATTGGCTTTGCCTTAATTGTCATTTTTACCTCCATTATGCATACCTCGCATTTAGCGGGTCAGCATAAAGTTGAATGTTATCTGCAATACGTTGCATATCATGTTTTGCACAAAACTTCATAAGACGCATACCTACTTGTGTAACTTGCTTAGGAGTCATAGCTTCTTCTACTACATCATTAATTATACTTCTAATGTTACCAGGTTGTGCAGTCAAATCACAAAGTACTACATTTCGTTGATAGTCGTCTAGTACACGATGCTCTACACCTTCATGATCAGTCCAGCGTTGTAGCATCATGTTGTTCCAATTAAAGCCTTTGTTATCTTTATCTTCAAATGCTTCAACTAGTCCGACTTTGTTTTTAGTGCCTTTTGTTCTTACACCAGGATAAGCACTAAACACATTATCACTTGTGTCACCTCGCATGCACTTCTCAAACAACATAAACTGTGGATTCGGCGCAGGCTTAGGTTCTCCTGTCTTTTTGTCAAGTACGGGTTGCTTTTTCTTATCGTCAAAGTAACCTTCGTGTGTAATAATTGTATTGCTAACACCATTGTATTGTTTTACATTAGGGCCAATAAGTTGTGCAAAGTCACCATCAGTGCTAATAATAACATGATTATCATTAGGATGTGCTTGTATCCAACCTGCAATAAGATCATCTGCTTCTAGTTCAGGATGTTGTAATACAGAACAGTTTGTCTTTGTAGTTACAAAGTCTTTCCACTCATCAAACATTTCCCAGAACACAGTGTCTTCATCTTGTTGTGCTTGTGTCTGTGCGGCACGAGCATCACTTCTATTTCTTTTGTAAGGCTCATAAAAGTCTTTACGCCAACTGCGTCCTTCTAAGCAGAATACAACATGAGCACCATCAAAGTCAGTCCATGCCTTTTTAATACTACTAAGTGTAATATGAAAAGCCATACCTACTTTTGTGTCTAAATCACCTCGTACAACATGTCTTGCACGAAAGAATGTATTTGCAGTGTCTACTAGAATATATGTCATTAGTTTGCCTTTTTATAATTTATAGTAGTATTATAGCACCTGATCTGGCTTGTGTCAAGCATTATTTGACTTCAGCTTTACCATTATCGTCTGCTTTACTAGTATTGATATATCCCATACCTCGATCAGTGTTTTCACCTTCTTCTTCCAACATCTGTGTAGCAATAGTTCTAAACCAAGCATCAACAATATCTTCAGGCTTTTCACCTGAGTATCCTGCATCCATAAGTTGCTCAATAAATTCATTATTCCAATCGAGCTCAAAGAAACCGTTCTTAATGTTATCTGGATTCACTTGTGTATCTAGTACTGCTACCCAAGGTTTCTTATCTTTAGTTGCTTGTGCTTTTTCTTTTTCAAGAATAGCTCTACGTTGTTCTTCTGAAGTAAGTTTTTTAACTTCTTCAGCTTTCATACCCAACGCTTTTTTCATTTTATCTAACATATATTACCATCCTGCCTTTCTTATTTTATCTTCGTTAATAGGTGCTTTCATAGCTTTTTCATGTTGCTTATTTTTGTATTTTTCATCAAGTGCCCCACGCATTTCCAAAGAGAGATATGTGGAGTCTTGGGGTAAATCTCCATCCTTCTGCCATACACGCTTCGGCGACATCTTTAACATTGAGAACATATTCTTCACTGCGTCCACCCAACGGCATAAGATATACCGGACATTCCACTCCGGCACCTC